GTAAGGGGACATCAATACCAGGTGCTACAATTGGAACAGTTGTAGTTCCTTATTTTGGTAGAGAAGTTAAATTAGCAGGAAATAGAACTTTTCCAGAATGGACAGTAACAGTTATTAATGATGAGACTTTTGCTATAAGGAGTCAATTCGAGGCTTGGATGGATCAGATAAATGATCATTCAGCAAATAAGCGGACAGCAGGAGCAGGTTCAAGTGCTTATGTCAAGAAGGCCCAAGTAGAGCAATATTCAAAGGCCGGTAGTGACACCGTATCAGCCAAATATGAATTTATAAATATGTTCCCGACTGATCTTTCGGAAATTACCCTAGATTGGGGAGATAATGATACTGTTGAAGAATATACTGTAACTTTTGCATATGACTATTGGATTCGTGGGTCATTGAACCAATCTTCAGGTTATGGAAAACAGGCAACAGCTATAACAACAAAAACTGGGTCAATATCCTCATAATCTTAATTTTCTGATTTTGCGAGTGAATAAATATAAATTAGTAGTATTGTATTATATTATTTTTATTTAACTCGCACTCAGGAAATTACATGCCTATTGAACTATTCGGTTTTTCAATCGGAAAAAAAGAAAAGAAAAACGTAAAAGCCCAGACTTTTGCAGAACAAGAATATGAAGATGGTTCATTGACCGTAGCATCAGGTGGTGCTTATGGAACATATGTTGATACAGAAGGAGCCATAAAAAGCGAATCTGAATTAATAAATAGATATCGTGATATGGGTCTTCAAGCAGAAGTAGAATGGGCCATTGATGATATTATTAATGAATCAATTGTAGCATCGAAAGAAAAACCCCTTGTAAGAATTAACGTAGATAATTTAAATGTTTCTGAGCCTATCAGAGACAAAATAAGACTAGAATTTAAAGCAATAAGTAGACTTCTAGACCTACAAAATTTGGGGCACGATCTTTTTAAAAGATGGTATATTGATGGCAGAATTTATTTTCATGTTATTGTTGATGAAAACAATATGGAAAAAGGTATTCATGAATTAAGAGTGTTGGATCCTAGAAAAATAAAGAAGATTCGAGAAAAGAAAGCCGATAGACAGCCTGACGGTAAAACAAAAACCACCGTCACAGAATATTATGTTTATAATCAAAAAGGAATTTATCAATCACAGGGGCAGACAATGGGTACTGCTTTTACAAATGCCGCTAGTGGTTTAAAAATATCTCCTGATTCGATTGTATATACACATTCAGGACTAATGAATGCTACACGTACATTAGTTTTGTCCTACCTACACAAAGCAATCAAACCATTAAATCAATTAAGAATGATCGAGGATTCTCTGGTAATTTATCGTATCTCACGGGCGCCAGAAAGAAGAATTTTTTATGTCGATGTTGGTAATCTACCTAAATTAAAAGCAGAACAATATATGCGTGATTTAATGACACGATACAAAAATAAACTTGTATATGATGCTCAAACTGGTGAAGTCAGAGATGATAGAAAACATATGTCAATGCTTGAAGATTATTGGATGCCAAGAAGAGAAGGAGGTAGAGGAACAGAAATTACTACTTTGCCTGGTGGTGCAAATCTTGGAGATATTGAAGATGTATTATATTTTCAGAAAAAACTTTACAAATCGTTAGGTGTTCCTATTTCAAGACTTGAATCAGAAGCAAATTATACAATTGGTCGTGCTACTGAAATTTCAAGAGATGAAGTTAAATTTACACGTTTTGTTAATAAACTTCAAAGCAGATTTGGTCTAATGTTTGATGAAATGATGGAAAGACAATTAACTCTCAAGGGTATAATGTCTAAAGAAGATTGGAAAAATATTAAAAATGAAATATTTTATGAATTTGAAAATGATAGTCATTTTGCAGAAATAAAACAGAGTGAACTTATGCAAGATAGATTAAACATTTTAAGAGATATGCAAGATTATGCTGGAAAATATTGGTCGCATGAATATATTAGAAAGCATATTTTAATGATGACAGATGATGAAGTTAAAACTAATGATGAACAGATTCAAAAAGAGATAGATGATCCTAGATTTTCGGGAGAAGAGGACATGCAGTTCAATTCTGCAGAAATAGATACTACTAATAAACAAAATATCAATGAAAATATTGATAAGAAAATTGAAGAAAAATTTGAATTTGCGAAAAAGGAGAATGATATTAAAGATAAAGTAAATGATATTCTTTTTTCTGTTTTAGAAGATGATGAAAAATTTGTAGATTGATCCGCAGGTGGGTGCAGGAATAATACATGAAAGACGATCAAAAAGAGTCAAAAGACTTAGATTTAAGTAAGGTTCTAGCAACTTCTCTTGCTTATACTAAAAAACAATTAAAAAAGACTAAAGAAGAACTCGTTGAGGATGTAAAAGAAATTTTAGATCCTGTTACTGGTGAAAAAGTCAAAGTTCTTGAGATTAAAGGTACTGAAGGATCCAAGGGTGAAAAGGGTGAAAAGGGTTCTGCAGGAGAAGCAGGCGCTAAAGGAGAAGCAGGAGAAGCAGGAAGAATTGGTCCACAAGGTGTTCTAGGTCCTAAGGGAGATCTAGGAGATGTTGGTCCCATAGGTCCAAAAGGGGATCAGGGAGAGCCAGGTGATGATGCTGATGTAACTCAACTTGAAAAAGAGTTTGATAACTTTAAAGAAGTTGTTAAGAAAGTTAGCAAAAAAGCCACTCTAACTGCACAGAGAGTAGCGGGAGCAAGTGGTTGGGGTGAATCTGGAGGTGGCGGAGGAGGAGATACTTCTTCGGGATCTGCGGGTTCATCTGGATCATCTGGTTTAACATATGCTTCTTCAGGATCATCTGGCTCTGCTGGAAGTTCTGGATCTGCAGGAAGCGCAGGAAGTTCTGGCTCTGCTGGAAGTGCTGGATCTGCGGGAAGTTCTGGAACAGCAGGACAAACAGGAAGTTCTGGATCGTCTGGTTTAACTTATGCTTCATCTGGTTCTTCAGGAAGTTCTGGCTCTGCTGGAAGCGCAGGAAGTTCTGGTTCTGCTGGATCTGCAGGAAGCGCAGGAAGTACTGGATCATCTGGTTCTGCTGGAAGTTCTGGTTCTGCTGGAAGCGCAGGAAGTACTGGATCATCTGGTTCTGCTGGAAGTTCTGGTTCTGCTGGAAGTGCTGGCTCTGCTGGAAGCGCAGGAAGTGCTGGTTCTGCTGGAAGTTCTGGCTCTGCAGGAAGCGCAGGAAGTACTGGATCATCTGGTTCTGCTGGAAGTTCTGGTTCTGCAGGAAGCGCAGGAATTTCTGGCTCTGCTGGAAGTGCTGGTTCTTCAGGAAGTTCTGGCTCTGCTGGAAGCGCAGGAAGCGCAGGAAGTGCTGGTTCTGCTGGAAGTTCTGGATCTGCAGGAACCGCAGGAAGTGCTGGAACATCTGGCTCTGCTGGATCGTCTGGATCAGACGGAACTTCTGGTTCTTCTGGAACTTCTGGGACATCCGGTACTGCAGGATCATCTGGTATAGATGGTGGTTTTGGAGGTGCATCATTCGCATATCGTTACAGTACGAATCAATCAACGGATGATCCTGGAACAGGCAAATTAGCATTCACATTAACTTCTGGTTCTTTTACATATCCCAATACTGCTAATAGATTAAGAATAAGTGATACTGATCAAGATGGTACAACAATTGATAATTTTTTACAGTCAATTGATGATTCTTCTGGTACACCAAAAGGTCATTTTCGGGTTTATGATAAATTAGATCCGGATCAGTTTTTCATGTATACTATCAATGGATTTGATGGTACTCCAAATCCTTCATGGTATTATGTAAATGTTACATATCTAGATTCTTCATTAAATAATTTTCAAAATAATACTGAACTTGTTGCTTCATTTGCGAGAACTGGTGATTCTGGAACTTCTGGAAGTGCTGGATCTGCTGGAAGTGCTGGTTCTTCTGGATTAACATATGCTTCATCTGGATCATCTGGATTAACATATGCTTCTTCTGGATCGAGTGGGGTGGCGGGCCCAGCAGGAACATCTGGTCGAGATGGAAGTACTTTTTTACATACTCAATCTTTGGCGTCAAATGTCTGGTTAATAAATCATGCTTTAAATGTTAGACCTCTAAACATTGAAGTTATAGATGCTAATTATGATGTGATTTATCCAGAATCTATTCGATTTATAAGTTCTAATGATGTCAAAATAATATTTGCTACTGCACAAACAGGATATGCCGCATTAACTTACGGAGAAGGATCTTCTGGAACTTCTGGTTCTGCTGGATCGTCTGGTTTAACATATGCTTCATCTGGTTCTTCAGGAAGTGCTGGATCTGCAGGAAGCGCAGGAAGTGCTGGATCTGCAGGAAGCGCAGGAAGTGCAGGAAGTGCTGGTTCTGCAGGGAGTGCAGGATCTGCTGGCTCTGCAGGAAGTGCTGGATCTGCTGGAAGCGCAGGAAGTGCTGGATCTGCTGGCTCTGCTGGAAGCGCAGGAAGTGCAGGAAGTGCTGGTTCTGCAGGGAGTGCTGGCTCTGCTGGATCTGCTGGTTCTGCTGGAAGTGCTGGAAGTGCTGGTTCTGCTGGCTCTGCTGGTTCTGCTGGTTCTGCTGGAAGTGCTGGATCGTCTGGAATGACATATGCTTCATCTGGTTCTTCAGGAAGTGCTGGCTCTGCAGGAAGTGCTGGATCTGCTGGCTCTGCTGGAAGCGCAGGAAGCGCAGGAAGTTCTGGATCGTCTGGTTCTGCTGGAAGCGCAGGAAGTGCTGGTTCTGCTGGAAGCGCAGGAAGTGCTGGTTCTGCAGGGAGTGCTGGTTCATCTGGATCTGCTGGATCTGCTGGCTCTGCAGGAAGTGCTGGTTCTGCGGGAAGCGCA